TTGTCTGCTTCCCCTATCTCTATATGGGCATCAACCGCATTAGTAGAGTATTCCCGAATTACTGCTAGAACCTTATCAGAATACAACTGATTCCGCAATACGTTGAATATGTGGGAGAGTCCCGACTCTTTAATTCCGAATGAGACTGACTCGAAATCGCCGGACTGTTTGAGTGTGGTTTGACTGGATGTAGTAATCATGTCGAGGAACAGCATACGACACTTGGGATATCCTGTCAACCCCTTTTTTTAACTTTTCTTAAAAAAGATTTTTATACTTGAAAAAAGGAGTTTTTAACAAGTGATAAAAGAGTCTTTAATCTTGTGGGGTAAAATTTTTTTTTACGAATCCGAGTCTTTGTTTTTATCATAGTAGTGATAAAATACCTTGGCATCCTCCCCGTCAAAAAAATAAAAATTATCAGAATACTCTAACCACTCATTCTTTTCGCTGTCGAACGTATAGCTCCGAGTAGCGGGAACATTATACTTATTTGGCATTTTTTCATTCATAATTGGTCTACCAACGCACTCGCTATTGAGCGGCCATTGGGGAGATATACGTTTATTTGGCATTTTTTGATTCCTTTTTGGGGTTTTTAGCCATCGTTTTAATCCACTTCTTCCCCGTGGATAGAGGTTCTAAATTCTTTTATTTCCCGCTGCATAGCTTCAGAACTCTCTTGAAACTTCTCTACGTTGTGCCGAAGGTTTGCGAGTAAGGTTAGAACCCTGTCCTCAAAGTCTAGCGAGTCCTCGTTGTTGGTTTTATTTGGCGTTTTTTCGTTCACTTTTGGATCTCCTTCGTTCGCTGAAAAGGGGCTGGTTGTAAATGTAATTTTTATGTTTTTTTATTTTTTTCCCCTGTTTGTCTAGATAGTATTCTGTTTTTGGCGGAGGATCGCCCTCTAAATCTTTCCAATCAAACTCTTTTTCTAGTGCATCCATGTTGTCCATGCCTACCCAAAACAATCCTCTCCCATCTTTTTCGTTGGAAAGAGTGAGCATTCCTTTTTCTCCCATTTTAAATAATAATTCTTTATACGTCATTTACCACTTATGTATTATATTCGCTACAATGAAAAAACACGTAATTAGATTAATAAGAATGATAAAAGTTCGGAGGAATAAACTTATTTGAGCCTGTTGAAGTGACAATATTGGGATATCTGGCTCATCTTCGTCTGTTTTGCCAATTCGGTGATCGACTGTGCGACACCAAATTAGCCATAAGCTTTTAATTGTCTTCACACTAAGTATTTTGCAGCCAATATGCAGTTACCTATGACTAGCCCTGTTATAACAAGCCACCATATAATTTTGTGTTTATTTGGCATTTTTCCTTTCACGATTGGTTTTGCAGCTTTCCAAGCGTTAAGGAGGACTGAAGAGTGCCATGCCCCCACGTTTATCGCCCCATTGGTATAAGGCGTGAGATTTTTCCTGAATTTATCAAGAAAATAATCAAATTGTTTTTGAGACCAAACGCGAGGCTCTTGCCCAAAAACTGGAGCGTCTGCATCATTAAAACAATAAGAGAAAGTGAAGAAAACGTTAGGGTCGTTAAGCATCGCCGGTTTGTCTTTAATGATGTCTACTATATGCTGCGCCAAAAAATCTGCCCTAGAATTCGAGGGAGGATTTTCTCCACCTAAAGCTTTATCAACGTAAGCCATGTCGTAAAGTTGGGGGTAAAAATAATCTACATGAAGATTACCCCTGTCTCCATTCCAATCTCCAGTAGTAGAAACTAAAGCTTTACCTTTAAGGTATTTTTTTATTTTATCAAAACTGTCTGCTGTACGAGGGATGTATGAAGATTCTGTTTCTATTAAAATCTCAGAGAAGGTAGGTAAAGAATTACCTGAAAGCACTTGGTTCATTTCAGTGAAGTAATCGCAATAGCTCATCCATGAGTCTGCTGTGTCACGAGTAGGAAGGTTGCCTTTACCGTTCCAATCATGTTGGTAATCCCCTTTGGTAGCGTCAGGGTGCATCGCTAACGCGCCCGTAAAGCCGTTTTTCTTTAAGAGGGTGATAAACTGTACCAGTTGAGGGATTGAAGGCCCGCATTGAGGATTTGAAAAATCTGATCCCGGCCCGTCTATATTTATAATAAATTTATCGGGATTCAATTTACCTACTTCGGCAGCAGTAGCAGGATCGTAGGCCGAATGGTCTTGCCATAAACAGTTTAGTTCACTCATAATTAATATTTATTTGGGATTTTCTTTTTTCTAATTCATGGACTATTTTGGTCGCTATGTCCTGTCTGGCAGCAGCGCTTTCCAAATTAATTTGTTTTTTCTGGCGGCAAATTATGTCTAAAACCTCATTTAGTACTTTTATATCTTCTTTCATAATATTTATTTGGCGTTTTTTCGTTCACTTTTAATTTTTTCATCCATAATAACCTCTATACTCTGCAAAGCTTGATTAAAGTTATCTATTATCCAACTGGCTCCAGCGCTGGCTAAGGGCATTAAATAGTAATGACTGCTGCCTATTAAAAAAATAATGAACCCCGACCAAAAACCTAAACATAAACTACATTTAAATAATTTACCCAAGAGCTGACATCTAGAGAGGTTCTCTCGGGGGGCATTTAATATAGTAGCGTACTTCAGTATTAAAGTTAGCCCTACTGATGCTAGGAGGTCAAAAAAGATAATTTTATTTCCCTAACTTATTCAAAGCCCCGTTTATCAACTTCGCTTCGTCAATATTTATACGAATAAATTTACCGTGGTCGTCGGTAATTTTTACCTTATTACCTTCTATTGTTAATTCAGGGCAACCTCTCCCTCCGCAACACAGTTTTATAGTTTTTTCTTTCATAGTTTATCTTACACAGTTTTTCAAAAGCCTAAAGGTTTCCTTGGGGCTATGCACCGCCCATTTTTCAGTAGCTCTTTCGTAAAGAGAGTAGTCGTTACCCCCTTTTTCACATTTGTCTCCAAAGAAAACGTATTCTCCATATTCTAAATGATCTATTATTTGACCCTTATCCTTTCCTATTTGTTGAATATCTAAAGATATTTGCCCGCCAACCAGCGCTTGGAGCCTATACCTTTTATTAAATGCCTCGTTAAATTCTTTCGCAATACCGTGCCGCTCCTTAACTCCCTCATCCCATTCCGAATAATATTGCCGTAAAGCTGTCGATGCCCCCCTCCCCACAACGCTAAAATTAACCATTCCGCCTCTATATTCAAAGTGAGGAGGTGTCTTTGCCCAAGATTTCCTTTCAAATTCAGAATCTTTTATTTTTTCGTCCAGCCACTTTTTTATCGCTTTAGGTAGTATTAGCTCATTCTTATAGACCGCGCAAAATTCCTTATTACGATCCTGTTCCCAAAACTCATTACCCATGCAAGAGAAAATACCTTTGCATTTGTTAGCTATCGTGGAGGGTATTTGTTCTAATATTTTAGGGAGATCACTACCCGACACTAAAAATACATCTTTATCTTCCATCCATTTCTCAAAGAAGGAGGAAAAATCCGTCTCCATAGGCTGACGCGGCTTAGTTAAAGTCCCGTCGACATCAAACAGGAAACATTTATTTGGCGTTTCTTCTTTCACATTTGCGCCTTTATCGTTAACAGGCACCCTGTATCGTTAAAGATTATCTTGGTACTTTTCATATTCTTCTACGATTTTTTTTCCTTCGGGGCGTGTTATACCAAATTTATGCCAATACTGTTCGTACCAGTCGTCATTAAAGTGGCCCGCGCATTGGAGAAGCTTCATGGTTATTTCTTTCCAGTTGAGGTCAGTGGAAGGAGACACGTAGTCTTGCCAATTAGGGTTCATTAAAAACTACCTTGTAACACAGTAACCCCTTGAGGGGTTGGTGCATCCATTTTAGTACCCTTTATAGAAAAGGGAGGTTCAGGCGCCAGATGGGGGTTGCCTTTCGGCGGAAACCATTGCCATTTAACAGAGTGGCAACCCGTTAAGAAGATAAGGATTAAGGTTAGTATAAAGCATGTAAATATTCGGGTTTCTAGTTTCATCTTTTACCTCCATCGTATTTTATAGCGTGCCCTTCGGCTACCAGCATATTGTTGAAATTTTTCCTCTTAGCTTCATCCCAAATTACACCCAGTATCCTCCCGTATTTTCCTTTTTTATCAAGCTCGGTCTTGAGTACAATCTTTCCCTCGGTATTGGCGATAAGTTGGTCTAGCCTCTCCTTAGCTGCCAAACCTCTCCTCTTTTCTTTTATATCTCGAGTACGGGATTCTGGGGCATTTATCCCATAGAGGCGCACTCTTTCTTTACGGAAAGTAGAGAAACCGCAGTCAATTAAAACATCAACAGTATCCCCGTCGACAACTCGTAGGACTTGGGCGTTATACTCATACATGTAGAGTATTTTCGCCTAAAAATTACAATAAGTCCATTAATTCTTCCAAAGAAATAATGATATCATTAACGATGTATTCAGCCTCGTCGCGGCTTTCTTCATCTAAGTCTCTGACATTTAACAAGGTAAGGGCTTCGATCATATCTTGAAGTTGTTCTCTGCTTGACATATTAACGTGTTCCTCCTGACTCTTTATGGATTATTGGTGAAGTCTGAGGCATAAAAGGGTGAGGGGGGTTATGTAGTTCTTCTTGTTGTACTGATTTAATTCTCAAATTATCAACATGAGCTTCCATCACCTCCATGTCTTTTTCTATAAATCTTAACCTCATATTTTGCTCGGCATCGTCAGGCAACGCTCCGAGTTGACCGAGTGGCCACTTCACTCTGAATTCAGAATTCATTTCTACAGCATCTTTCATTCTCATAACATCTATTTGGAGTTGAGCAATTTGTGAGGTAAGGCCAAAATACCCCCACACGGCTAACGCTGCTACTACTATAATTTGAACTAACCACTTTAAGTTAATCCCCAAGCTAGCTTGGTCATCGATTTTAGGTTCCATGGTAACTATTTGTTACACCTTTTTTAAACCTAGTTTTTAAGTTTCAGTTTTTGTAGGCGTTTCTTCTCTTGCCATTCACGTTTAGACTGTGTTATTGCTGGCCCCCAAGTTTTGCTATCGAAACTCAAGCCTTCTCGTTTAGTGGCGATAAACCAAACTACCAACTCTTTTCCGTCTGGAGTTTTCCATATACCGGGGTATTCATCCCTCTTATACCCTCTTTTTATTAACTCCTCGCTTGCTTCACTACGCGTCATTGATGCAGGTTGGCTTCACGCGCCCCCGCAGTCGCCTATTGCGTCTACAGGACACTCCTCCATTGCCTCTTCACATTCCCTTTTCTCTTCGTCGGTGTCGGGCTGTTTATAAACGTAAGAGTACCCCTCCGCTTCGTTTCTAGTGAAGTTGCTAGGGGCTGCTGCTCTACAAGCATCACAGTCTATGCATTCAGAATCCACAAAGTAAGGGCCTTTCGCATTGTCTTCGTATCTATCTATTAATTCTGCCATAATATTCTACCAAAACCACACAGTATAATCGTCCCCCTCGAAATCTTCGGGGAGGATGTCATAGTTTTTTTTCTTTTTTGCATTCATCACAAATTAACCTTAAAGTATTAGCTATCTTTTTCCACGTTAATTCTGTTTCGGGGAAGTCTTTTTTGCATTTGAAGCATTTGCACATTTTTTACTGCTCTCCCAATTAATCACATCGTAATTATCTTTATAACCACTAGAGAAACAATTCCGCGGTTTGTCTCCTTTACCGGACTGTTTTTTTTCTTTCATGTTTCAACCTGCACACCTTACAATTACACTTAAAATGAGGGATGTATAGACATATTGAGATGCTTATTGAGCATAAATGATTTGAAATACATTCCCATAGATTAAAAAATGCCCCGCCGCGATGTTCAACTCACGACGAGGCTCCATGTTACCCGCTTTTTAAGAATATATAGTCGGCTTGAAATACTTTTGTAAGTATAGACGCGGTGAGATACATTCTAAAATAGCATTAAAATCCTCCAACGGAAGCTATGATACTAATCACAGTGAAAATGGTCCAAGCTATCATAACCTTGCCTCCCATATTCATCCACCCCCAGACAAAAGCAATCAAACTGCCAATGCCGCAAAGGAAAGTAAGAACTATGGTAGCTATTCCTAAACCGCTTTTGCCGTTTTGAAACATATTTATGATAACTAACACAAGACACACCAGCGAAGGGATCGCCAGCACCAGTTGAATAGGAGTAATTTGAGTTTCCATCTTTATTATTTTAAGCACATTTTGTCACCGTAACCAAAGTTTCTTATAAAATGATTTGTTATAAAATCGTCTAAAGACTTAACCCAGTGTATCTCGACCCCTTCTCTATCCGAGCTTTTAAAATACCTACATAGGGCAACATGGGTAGAGTCCTCTATTTCTTTTAAACAGTTAACTTTGAGGATGGGGTCTTTATATTTAGTAGTCTTCACTGAAATTCGGCACCTTTCCCCTTTTTTATTTCGGCAAATTATATCAGCCGAATGTTTATCTCCTTGAGCGCGGGGAATGCAATCCATAAATCCCCCAACCTCTTCAGCTATAGCGTACTCGCCAGCTACGCCCATGTAATGCCCTTCGAGACTCTTATCGTAATCGCTACCACTTTTTCTCCCCGAGCACATTAAAGATTTAGTTTTTAAGTGTGTCTTCCCAGCGGCGCGAGACGTCGCTATTTGGTCAAGGAACAGGAGCTCCCCGTTACTAAATATTTTAAGCTTCATTCAAGAGCCAGCTACTGCTTTGTATTTTTTCTCCCAGTCCGTAAGTGGCCTTAATTCCCAACTGCTCACACCTCTTGTGCTCAGGAGTATCTTTCTTACCTTTTCGGTCTCCCCCGTTACAGAACATCATATGTTTATATTTATGCTTATAAAGCGCTCTGATCCATTCTAATGTTTTACAAACGCTATCATCCTCATCTACAGATTCCACAGCTAAAGTAACAGGTTTGAGGGATTCAACGATTTTTATCCTATCCTCTAGAGTCATAAAAGGCTTCCCTTTTTTTCTTTCAAGGAAAGAGTCGTCATTAACGATAACAAATAGATCATCTGCCATGTCTTTAGCCTTCTCAAAAAGCTCCAGATGACCTACATGAACGGGGTCGAACCCGCCGCTAACTATCGCTAATTTCATCGGTAAACGCGGTAACTATCATTATCTTCGTGAAAGGTACTTATTTCAATAAATTTAACTGGCCCGTCATACGCTTCAAGCTTATGCGGAACAAACCTGTCCATGACGAATCTTTTCCCTTCTTTAACGTAATGAGGAGTTACCTCAGTCGTATCTGTATTAACAATGTGTATACAAAGCGTTCCTTCTAAAATATAGAAAGACTCATGTTTATTAGCGTGAAAATGCATAGAGGTAGACTTGCCCTCTTTAATAAAAAGAATTTTACCACAGTAATTTTCCTTCTCGTTATTGGCCAGCCATACCTCGTGCCCCCATTCTTTTTTTATTTTTTTTTCTTTCATTTCTTAAAGGTGCATAGATACAGTGAAATACCCTAGTGGGTATAGTTAATTTGAAATGCACTCAAAATGTTAACTTTACTTTAAATAGCTGTATTTCTCAAGCACAGCGGTTTTTAAGAAGTTGAACATTAGTTTCATGATTTTATGAAAATATAATTTTCTATAATCAATAAAAAATCTTTCTTGTTCTTTGGAGAAGTCTGCTATATCTTTTGGAAGAGACCCCCCGTATATTTCCTTATATTTCCTTTTGACGTAAATCCTAGAGCCCCAATGCGTTAAGTTGCTTCTAGCGATACCCCCTTTATGGTGGTGAGGAGTGAGGCGTAGGATAAACTCCTTAGCGTGCGCCCAGCTTGGTTGTCTCCCATCTATTGTCCTTATGTGAGCTTTTGCGGTTGTTCTCTTATCTTGATCCTGTTCAGTCTTTCCTAAAAAGCAAGAGAGAAGGGAGGGTAGCACTGCTGAGGAAAGGCATGGTGAGTTGAGCTTAAGGTCTCCCGCTTTGTTGTCGCCGGTATTTTTTAGGTAGAAGGAGCATGTTAAATGTTGTGTTTTTCCTGTCGCCTTGCAGTGAGCTTGATCTTCTTTAAACTTCTCAAGGCTAACTAAGTTAAAGGCGTCTAAGACTTCTTCTGTATAGTCTTTTCCGTCATAGTCTATAAATTTAGTATCATGGATAATTTTAGGTATAATTTCGATCAAAAAAGAACTTAAAACGTTTTCTTCGCCTCGCATCTTGCTGGTCCTCAGAGTATTTAAAATCCCATTGCTTTCTTTAACAAAAGCATGGGCCTCTTCTCGCTTCTTACCAAGTCGGAAAGATGATCGAGGTTTTTTTAGGTTTAATCTGTCTACATTCTCGTGAATGAAGATCCATAAAGCTATGGGGTCTAGAAAATCGTCTTTGATAAAGCCCATTTTTCTAAGGGTTTTAGGGGTAAGCTTTTCGGGCCAAAACCTCAATAAACAGCCCTTTTTCTTACATAAGCTGTAAAACGCAAATAGTTCCTTTTCAAGAAAAGGCTGAGCTAAAGAAAGGCTCCCTTGAGGTACTGCGCCATGAGCATTTTCTATCACTATGCAATGGTTAGGGAAACGTTCAGGGATTCTTAAGAGTTCACTGTGGGTCAGTTTATATTTTTCTAGAAGATATGGTTCGCCCTTCTTCGGAGGGGTGAGTAGTCCTTTTTTCCTATCTTTAAGCTCTTTTCCTTTTAGATCCGTCAGTGTTCTTAGCTCTATTATTTCACTATCGCTTATTTTTCCATCAAAAAATGTAGCAGAGTTAGCGCCCATGTCTAGGACGATCAATAAACGGTTTTTAACGCATCGTTCGAAGGCTGGGTCGCAGTGAGTAGAGGGTTTCTCGGCTGTATACTGGCTGAGTATCTTATCGGCAACGCTTCTGCCATAATCAACTTTAGCTTCTTTTGCGGCATCCAGTTTTACGGAAACCTCCGGCGTTGTAAGGAATAGGTCTAGTTGGTCCATTTTTTTGTATAGAGACATTGAAATGCCTTAATCAGCATAGGTCATTTGAAATACGTCAACGGTCCAACTGATTCACTTTAATATTGTAGCAGTCAGCCGTAAATTTGAAAGGATAACGCGGGGAAGAATCAGGGTCCAGATCCCCTTGTTTGTAGAAGATGGCTTTTTTATAGAAGTCTTCCTTCGAGATACTCCCTAAGTACCAAGCGGTTTTGTAATCGTCCAAGACGCTTACGAATGAATACCTATCACATTTTTGCTTAGTATTAAAATTAGCAACCGTGCAGTTGTAATTAGCGCGAGGAGCTACTTTTCTCTCTTTGGTCTTAACGTCAATCTTAACCCCTTTTGAACTTACTACATCGTAATCGTAAGTATCTTTTATCGCGCCCCCCTCAAGGTGCAAGACTAAGGCTTCACCTATGTAACCTACAAGCCCACCTTCCCGATTCCTAATCGAGTTATTGATTAACGGGAAGTTATCGAACCTTTTTTTGGCCTCTTTAAAAGTCTGATCGCTAACCTTGAACTCTTGCAGCTTCATGGTTATTTTTTCTTCTGGAGCCTCTCTATTATCTCAAACATTTTAAGCCGAGGGATATCTTTTACCGTACCCCAATCAGAGGCTCCGTCAATTTGTTCCTCCACCATTCGAGTTTTAATGGCAGTGAATTCAATTTTCTTTTCCTTCATTAGCTTAGCTAGGAAGATATGGGGTGAAGCTGAATTTACACTGGGCGTAGGTTTAGAAGTTTTCACGTTTTTAATTTCTTCCTTTGCTACAATGTTGATGCGCAAAAAATTCCGAACAGCTCGGCAAAATGCCCTGTTCTCAGCTATAGCAGCAAGGTACACTTGCCCGAAGCCTTCGGTGTTATTTAATCCTGCATCAGCTACAGATTCAAATAGTATCGATTCCCCTTTTTCAGTTTCGTAATTACCAATCCAAACTATAGAGCAAGAAGCACAAACGTATTCCTGAGACGCCTTGTGGATCTTGTAAGTGACTGAGTGAAAGCCCCTTATAGCAGCTAAATCCTTTAAGCCGCCAAGAAGGATAATGAGTTCGTGATCTTCCAGCTTAGAAATATCCGTCTCATCTGTTCTGTCGCGATTCGCAACAAGAAACTCCGACTTGATCATCTTCCTCCAGTTTACGCTCCCGTCATCGTTAAAAACATAAGTAATATTTTTATCCTCAAGTAGCCCGTGCTGGTTCCTCTTAACAATGACGGGCGGTTTATTTATCGTAGTATTCGCCATGCGGAATTAAAGATAGTTGAAGCGGGGGAGGGCGTCAACTATTTTTTTTCAAAAAAGTGAAAGTGCTCTTCTTCTTCCCAGAATAATGGGTCATCAATGACTGTTTGGGGCTCATGTTCCATAGTGGGGAAGCCGCTACTTTGGCGCTTTGAGGGGTCATCTACTGTAAGATTAAAAAATTCATCCCCAAGTAATGCCGCACTACAGGGGTAGAACTTGGTATTGTGAATGATAAAGTGTTTAGATTTGTAATGAAGATTTTTTTTCCCTTTGAGTTCGGGAAAGTCGTCTTGAGTTTTACGAGAGATTTGATGGATCAGGCCATAATCAAAATATGCTAATTTATAATCGCTAATCTCATCGTCACCAGCCCGGCTTCGGAGGAGGAAGTTTATGGATTTTTCTCGAGCTTTAGCGATAAAAGCTACCCCTGCAGGGTCGGCGTCTTCAATATAATAGATTAACTCAGCAATATTAGCTGCGTACTTGTCGAGAATTTCAGGATTAAATGGGCAGTTCGCTATAATGGAACACGGGCAAGCTTTAAGTTGAGCCTCTAGAGCCTGCTCATTAAAGTTCAAATCCATCCTGACGATAATAGAAGAAATGCTAAGTTTCTTAGGGTCTAAGAGATGGGTCAAGGTAGACTCGATTCGGGTGCGATAAAAAGAACTCCCAATTCGTAAAGTTTTATATTCCGGAGAAAAAGCAAAAATCCCCATAAAGTTTAAAATTTTAAGAGCTACATCTTCGGGCCTAATTTTATTGATAGACTTGGGGTTTTCATTGGGGTTAAAAGAGGGTTTATCATCTGATTCCGGCGAAAGAATTTCGATGTCTTCTTCGTTGCTCCAGTAAGGAAAGAACTGCTCCGGATAACAATTATTAGAAAAGAGAGCCACGGTCTTCTTGCCGTAATGGGAAGCTAGGTGCATAGACTCGTTATTTGTAGAGATGTGAAGTTGGCTCTTTTTTATTACATAGGCTTTTTGGTTGAAATTGCATTGACCAAGGGCCATGTAGCACGAGGTTAGGGGTTTATCCTGCTTATCTCCAAGTTGTATTATAGAGATATTCTTTGCCTCTAGTATGGGGTGAATTAAATCTATCACCTGCTGCCAGTGGTCATAAGCTAATGAGCCCGTGCCAAGAGTCGAAGTGTCGATAGTAATATAATCTTCTACCGCCAAGGGAAAGAACCTTTCAAAAATTAAAGGTCGATCTATCTTGAGGTCATTTTGAAGTGCGTAAGATTCTAAAACGTGCATAAATGCTCCTTATTAATTTTATCTTTACCGTTGTGAACGTAATTGTTTAACCGCTGGGTAGTTAAGTAGGGGGTAAGGGCTATTTCGAAATAACCTTCATTCTCTCCCACTCCCTCAAGGGAAAGAGTATTATCAAAAGAAGCTGAATATGGAATGACCTTATGAATATATTCATTCCCATCCACGATAGGGAAGTATTCGGGCTTGGTCGCAAAATACAAATTATACTCAGGATACTTTTCTTTTACTGACTTTAGTAAAGAGGTCGACATAAAAACATCCACCGCTGACTCTGGCATCACGTAAACTATGCGTTTGCCTTTATCGTCTTCATCTAGTAGGTCTTCTATTTTTACTGGAAAAAATTTATTATTATGATCCCGTGCTACTTTACGGAAATAATCTTCGATTTGGGAGCGTGGAACTTTATGCTCTATTTGCTTCATCCAGTTCTTATAACCGTCATCATTTGTGTGGTTATCGGTGGCTAATATTTCCTTGTATAAGGTTAATACCCAGTCTGAATCGTTTTCTATGTTAGGTATAACTGCGTCAGGGTTATTCTTCTTTCTTCCTTCGGCACTGTCTGCTGCTTCGAAGTCGTAATTTACTTCAGGCGCGTTATCAATAAAGTCTTCGAAAAACTTGCCTATTACTTCTACCGAGAAGTTATCTAAGGCCCACTTACGACCTTTCTCCTCCTTCTTTCTTTTCGCTGACGGCTCCATCTGGTAAACGTCCTCTAGGCTAGAGGCGATAGATAGAGGGTTAGTAGATGCCTTGATAAACTCTGTTTGAGGCTCTCGGTATTCCGACCAAGCCAGAGGGATAGACTCTGATCCTTTTTCGCAACTTTCTTCCCCGCAGCTATAATCAGTAACTAAAGTGATAAGTTCTGCCAGCTTAGCTTCTTGAATTGGAATTTCTTGACCGCCACTTGTAAAAGGGTGACAGTATACATCCATTAAGTTGTAAATCTCATTTAATTGACTTTCACGAACACCAAAGCCTACCCCTGTTGTTACCTGCATCTTTTCGTTACCGCAATAAGGGCAGTTCTGCTCTTCTCCGCTATAAACTTTAACTTGGTATTTGGTGCATTTCTTGCAAACGTAAGTTGTGAGTATTTCCTCATGAGGGACGCCGTACTCTTTCGCCAACTTGTGGATGCCCCACCCTTCTTTCCAGTGAGTATGAAGCAATAGGTAGGTTTTTTTCTTGGGGTTATTTTCCCTTTTCCATTTAGCGTACCCCTCTAGTAAATTAGGGACTGATTTTCTTAACTGATTCCTGAAAACAAACCCTACTACAAAAGCATCCTCTTCAATATTATAGCTTTTACGCAACTCTGATCTCTTTTCATCCTCAAGCCTAAAAAAATGAGAAGATTCAATACAGCCATGAACCGTTTTAACATGAGTATGACCCATATCATGAAGGGCCTTTGTGGCGAAGCTACTCCAAATCCAATAATTTTTAATTTTAGGAGCGTTCCCTGCGGCACTGGGCAAAATAGGAAGGGAGTCAAGAGTCGTCCAAATGACCGAGTTTATTTTATCGAACCAAGGTTTCCCTATTGCAAATTCAGTTCCCCAAATATCCTGCACTCCAAAATAGAAATCGGGCTTCTCCTCTTTGATTACTTTATCAATTAAATAGCCTCCATAGCTCGCCGTTCGAGCTTGCCCTGCGTCTTGGCATATACGCTGGCGCTCGTTAATATCGTCCGGTAATGTCCCTATGGATTTCCAAGGAGTAGTCTTGAGGACTGGGTTGGAATAATCGGTACCGCAGCAATATTGAACTATTTCATACTTTTTAGTCTTGTATAAATAAGACAAGAGGGCCTTAGCATTTCTGCCAAAGCCCGTCTTCGCTAAACTCGAGTCGGTTTGAAATATAAGCTTCTTCATTAAAAAGGGACGTCAAGGTCTATATCAGGAGTATTATCCGTCTTAGAAGCTTCACTTTCCACTTTTTCTTTTGATGAAGAGCCTTGGGAATTGCCGTTTGAAGAGTTCTTAAACTGACTCTCTTCTATGCATTCTATAAAATAATTATTTAAGACGGTAAGGGCATACTCTTTTAACATCCTTCCTTCTGGGAAAGTAAAGCCGATTAAGAATGACTTTTTAATCCCCTCCGCTTGATTATTTTGGTTTAAGGAGAAGCTGTATCCAATTTGGCTTCCATCACGAACGTAAGGAGCAAACTTAAAGGTAGTATTCCTTTCTTTAGTTCCGTGAAAATTGCTAAATTCCCCATTGGTTTCAATTGCGTGAACCAATCCAGCAAGTTCAGTGACGCTGAACTTTGAATTAGCCTTCTTTTCGGGGCCTGACCCCTTGAAGGTTCCGCTTTTAGTGGAGTCGTTCCAAGACGACTGCTTGATGAAGTTTACCCACAAAGCCCTATCCTTCTTATTATAAGAGAATGAGCAGGCTGAGCCGGTATTTTTCGCGTTAGGTTTGTAGTACTGCAACATAATCAGTTCCGATATATTAGTAGCTTAGGGCTGGGAAGTCAAGTTTTTTATTTCACTTAATTTCATAAAAATCTTTTGGTCTTGAGCGCGAATAAGATTGGCAAAAATAGTATCCCCTTCTTTTTTGGTGCCTTTTACAATAACAATGCTCTTTTTGTCGGGAAGGTTTCCTCCATTAGCTTGCCTGCATATTTCTATGTTATCCCTGTTTTTTTGGGTAAAAAGCATTACTGTGCACACTCCGGTTTCGTCTTGGACTTGAAGGCGTAAGTAAGGCGTCCCTTTTGCTTTGCTCTTAGAGGTATAAGTGTCCTCTACCGTGCCTATAAAGTTGACTGAGGCTCCTTCATTGCGATTTAAGCATTCTTCCATACTGTGAAGATGGCTGTATTCCGAGCTCACTTCCCTCAAGCATTTCCCATGAGTGTACCCCAGTAACGAATTTTCGTAGTACCAGTTAGCAAAATCTTGATTCTGTTTATTCTTTTGGAAGATTTGCTTGTAAGGTTCAAAATGTCGACGAATAGTCTCAACTCGCGAGTCTTTGATAAAAGATCTACCTTTTTCATCTTTAAGCTCTTTATTTAAAAATTTTATAACCTCCATCAAGTCGCTATCCTTCTCCTCGGCCAAGTCGAAAGCTTTAGCTTTTTCCCGTGGAGTAAGAAGGTTCCAGAGCTGGGCTTCAGCTACCGTATAGCTTCTAGAATGTTTAAATTCTCCTTCTAACGCACCGGCTTGTATCAAGGCTGATAAGATACCAATGCCTAGACCTGCCTCTCCCGCGCCTTGAAAAACTTCAAATTTATTAGAATATTTATTTTTAAAGCTCTCAAGTTTTTGGATAGATTTATCAGAGATCCCTTTTATAGAAGTTAGACCAAATCTTATATTGTCGCCTTCAATGGAAAAATCCATTTCGGATCGCAATAGGTTTGGCCCCAAAAGTTTTATGTTAAACTTGGGCAGCTCACGAGCTATCTTTGATATTTCTGCGATGGGGTCGGGCTCAAACCTAGTCATCCTTAATAAAGCCAAAAAGAACTCTTTAGGGTGCTTGAATTTAAGGAAGGCTGTAATAGCCGCTAAAGAAGCGTAAGAAATCGAGTGAGATTTATTAAAGGAATAATTAGCGGAATCTTCCAACACTTGCCATAGGATATCCCCTATTTCTTTCTCTAAGTCGTTTTCTTCGACCTTGTCGCGGATTTTCTTTTTCCACTTCCGAACTTCTTTAACTTTCTTTTTACCCACTATGCGTCGCAGTATTTCCGCCTCGTCAAGGGTGAATCCTACTTTATGGGCCATCTTCATCATCTGCTCTTGATAAAGACACACTCCGCCAGTGCTGCCTAGAATGTCATCAAAGAAAGGGTGGATTGCTTCGTATACGTCATTGTTGGTATAATTAGCAAACTGATCTACGAATTGCATAGCGCCCGGTCTAGCTAGGGCGAGTACAGCGCTAAGTTCTTCTAAATTCTTAGGCTTTACCTTACGGCAAACTTCGTAGTTAGCATCAGCCTCTATTTGAAAAATTCCATGACGTAATTTCAAGTCAAACAAATGCTGGTAAATAAACGGATCGTCCAAGTCAACAGAGGAAAGACTTATGTCTATGTCTTTTGTCTCTTTTAGAATTTTGCAACAAGCATCTACTACGGAAGCAGTTCGCAATCCCAATACGTCTAGTTTAACGTTAGATACGGAAGACCAATCCATGTCAAAAGCCGATACAGGTTCCTTTGAGGAATCGAGTTCGCATGGGCAGCTTTCGCTCATTTTCCCGTAAGATAATAAAATAGCAGAAGGATGGACCCCTTTATTCTTTACTAAATTACTAAGTTTTAAAGCGGTTTTGTAAATTTTAGGGTTTTTGTCGCACCACTCAGCGAACTGGGGGACTTCTTCATATGCCTCATCTATGTTTTTAACTTTACCGAAAACTTTGGGTATGAGGGCAGTAACGCCGTTCATCTCTGATTCCTCTTTTCCTCCCGCTACCTTCCCGCATTCCTTCATTACAAGCTTACCGCTTAAAGTATTAAGGGTAAGAATTTTTGAAGTGCTTCCGGCGAATTCGTCTTTGAGGTATTGAAGAACTTCTTGTCGGCGATAATAACAAACATCAACATCTACATCACACATCAAGGAACCATCTAAATACGTAATACCATCTACTACTTTTTTCTTGGCTCGAGCTTTTGAAACGAATCTCTCGAAAAACAGGTCATATTTAACAGGATCTATTTGAGTGATTTGAAGCAAGTAAAGAACCATGCTCCCCGCCGCTGACCCTCTTCCAAGCCCTAGAGGAATATCATTTTCGCGGCAGTAGGTTACGACTTTCCATACTAGAAGAATGTACTCAACAAAATCTAACTCTTGTAAAATATTAAGCTCATACTTGATTCTATCAATGTAAACTTTTTTCTCTTGGTTATTATTTAAGCCTAGAAGACGAAATCTTTTTAGGCAGATCTCTCTCAGGAAATCGTAAGTGGATATATTTTTATCTAAAGCAAGATCATTGATGTATTTGTCTTCGATCTGAAAGCTTGGGAGGCGGACTCCATGAAGCGGCAAATTGAGACGGGAAAAATTTCCCGCGAAATTATTTTTTCTTTTTCCTTTTAGGTTTGGGTTTGGCTTTTTTGCTTGTGTCTGGGTCATTTCTCGCGGTAATTACTTCTTTTATTGAATCTATGGATTTAGTGAAAACTTCTTCGCACTCCGGGTCTATTCGAAAGAAAACATCAACTTTATCCTCCTTACTCCCCTCTCGGATAGTAAGGACAAGATAATTAAGGCTTTCTTCTTCATCAAGTTTTTCAGTTAAATCGTATACAAAGTCTAAGCTGGGCATGTATTCATTATACAGCCCGCTATTAAGGATTAAAAATCTATTTGGTACTTTAATTTATCCCAAACTTTAATATTCAGTTCTAAGTCTACTAAAGCGTCATGAAGCTTATCATAATCATGGGTTATGCCATTTGATTTGCCCAAGGCTCCCAAACTGCTTTTAAGACCTTTCTTGCGAATGTTTATCATCTTAAGTTGAAAATCAAGAAATCCGCATTCTTTGCTTTTATATTTTTGATCTACTCCTATAGCTTTGGCTATAGCGAAAGTATCCAGAACTTTATAAGGAAGATGGTCGTAACTCTTACCGTGCTTGCGGTACCAGTTCCGTAATAGGTAAATATCAAAACCTAAGAAGTTATGACCTACTATATAATCGCAGTCCTCTACTAAATTAAAAATTTTCTCAAAGCCTTCTTGTTGCGGGATGCACTTTTTCCTGAAAGCTGTCTCGGAGTATTTAGTTATTCTCTTTGCGTCTTTACTGATTTTTAAATCTGTATCCCACTTAAGATATAAATCTTGAACCGCTTTCTTTTTGTTAACAATGGAGCCGCTTTTATTTTCCTCCGTCTCTATAAGTATGGCCGCTACCTGCCATGGGAGATTAAACCTTTCACTTAGGCAGACGTTAAACGTCTCAAAATCCATAAAGAGGAACTTCTTTTTTTGAAACCTTATTAGATGGTTATCCATTTACAGCCTCCAAGTAACTTTCATAACAAAATTCATCCGAGCACATTCCATCAAAGTTGGGCTTCTCTGTAGAAGTCCGTTTATTAATGCATTTAAAAGTCAAGTACGCACCAAAGTCATCTTTATTTTTGTAATAAATGCTTTTAGCTCTCTGTGTCTTATATTTGTCCCCGCAGAACTCTATCACCCTCTCTCTTAAGTCTCTGTCAATTAAGACGTCATTATCCTCAAGGAAAAAGATAGGGTCGCAAAAACTAAAATCTGGAATACATTGGGCGTCAGTATATTTATTATTGTAAAGGAAGGAGTCGTAAAAAGGCACAGCCAAGAGTAAGTCCTTCGTCCATAAAGACTTAAGGGTTGTTGCGTCTATACGAGGCTCATAATAGAACCCCTCTTGGGCGGCGACGGTGTAAATCTTTATTAACTGTTTATAACCTTCAGCATTACGAATAAAAATTATGTTTTTAAAGGAATTCCTTCTTCCTTCTTCCGTTTTGTTTAAGGCATTTGGGCAAAAGGTTAAGCGCAATCCGAAAATTAATTTTATTTTTAGTTCTTCTGCTCTGGTATAAGCTTCCAAAAAGCCGGACATATTATCATCAACGAGAACAGCCTCCTTCATACCGGCATCTTGGCAGATATCAAAAACGGAATCAGCAGTATGCGTTTCCTGAGGGTCCTTGGGCTCTTTTAAAGTTAAGATGGAGCGGCCAAGGCTGTAGTGGCTTTTAAATATAGGAATTATTTCATCCATGAACCACCAACCTTAATATACTTCAGGCAAACATGTCAAGTATATTATCTTGGGTAGTAGGTTTGTGGCGGGGGCACCCATCATAAGTCCTTTTCTCTATCTTTTGGCCTTTTTCTAGGATATTTTGAAGCTCTTTTTTCTTAAAAGATTTTTTTATCTCTTCTTTTTCTTTATTTACAATAACGAAATAGTCATAAGGGTCAATGTAGGGGCATCTCCACTTGCCTATCTTGCAAAGCCATGCATCTTTTTTCTTGTCGGCTGCGTAATTAGTAATGGCGGTTTCGTCCGTGAAGTTGTTTACTATTTGAAAAGTGTGAGCCAAATAATATTCAAGGCCCCTTAATTGTTCTTCATTAAATTTAAGTTGTTGAAGCGGGCTACGGGGATGTCTTAAAAACTGAAACTCAACCGTAGGCTCATACCCCTCCCATTCTTTTTGAGCGGCCAAAGTATATACCATCGCCTGAACGTTAGAATGAAGCTCTTCTCCACGAAATTTATATTTGCTACTTTTGTAATCTACAATTTTTATTTTTTTACCTTTTTTATAGAGTACCGGTTTATCAATAAACCCTCTTATTTTATATGCTGGGTCTTTACTTTCTAGCAGAAATTCATGCTCTGGCTTATCTACCCTGCCCCCTTTCCCAAAAAAGTCACAATTTAGCCCTACCACTATCATGTCGTCTACCAGCTCCGTATTTTCCTCGTTGGTCATTGGTAGGTCGAAACTATTCTCCATTTGGACCAAATGCTTCATCACCATGCGGTGAACGGCGGGGCTAGCCGTGATAGTGCCGCCTTTAGAGATTTTATTAAAATGTTTTTTATGCTTCTTTTTGACAAGCATCTCAAACACTAAGTGGCAAACAGTTCCGCGTAATGCACCCTCGTTTTGCTTTTGAGGAAGCCTTAAGTGGTAATTGCACCAATACGACCATGAGCAGGTCTCTAGAGTTTTTAAGCGGGAGGCTGAAAGAATTCTTTCTTTTACCCCTTTAGGTTTTTGCTCCATGTATTTATTTCTTCCGTGGACATGCACCCAAAGTCATTTTTGGGTGGCAAGCTAATTTCTAGTTGATGGGTGTCGAACTGGCGTTTCAGGTTATTGTAAGCTTTCAGCGCTCCATTATTCCCTGCTCTATTATCGTCGTTGTTAAAGCAAATATATATTTTATTTGGATCTAAAGCTATTAAAATCTGCTTAATCTTAGAGGAAACATGTAGCCCAAAAGTGACGATAACATTCTTAATGCCGTTTTCCCACAGGGCCAACATATCTCCAATGCTTTCTACCAGAATTATTTCTTTTAGGTTTTGGAGGATTTTTTGATTGTACTTCAAGGGGTAGGCCCAAAGGCTTTTTTCTCCCGAGAACTTCCATTTGGCCCCTTGAGTGTTAGTGATATCCCTCCCTGCCGCTCCCATTAACCTGTCACGAAAATCAAATACGGGGAAAACATAGCGATTCTTCATTTTCCCTTCGTGCATTACCCCGCTCTCAAAAGTCTTGAGAGTGGTTTTAGAGATGCCACGTCCCGACCAGTAGGAATAATCAGGCACGATTCTGTCGAGGTTATCTGAATTAAAAACAGTAGGAGACTTGAGCTTCTCCTTTTCAGGGGTGATAGCCTTGAATTCGAAATTATTTGAAAGGTAAAGTTTAGCTTGGCTTATGTCTTCGAGCTTAAGAGTTAAGCGTACAAGCTCTTCCAAGGTGCCGAAGCGCTGCTCTTTGAAATCTATCCACCTACCCGTTCCTTTGTTTATAGAAAGCACGGTGTTACTACTGGAGTCTCGATAGAGAGGCTTCGCTCTATAATCTTTCCCGCTATCAACCAAGTGGTAGCCTAAATTAACCAATATATCGCGGACGCTATCCATTTAACTGGTCGAAAGGAAGCCGAAGTTTTCATCAGAGTTATCGGGGTTGGCGATATCAAAACTTTGCTGTTCATGCCTAATTATATCATGGAGAGAGCCTTCTTCGCTAACCTTGAAATTTTCTACCCTAAAATTAAGGAAATTATTTAC